ATCAGCGGGTGGGAGAAAGACCCACGGGGGCGGGACCTGTCTAAGATCTACAAACTTGGTGAGGGCAACGACAAGCGGCGTCAGAAGAAGACGCAGGCTGAACGTCAGATCGCCTATCGTGCCAAGAAGAAACAGATCAAACTGATGGAGTTAATTAGATGCAGTGCCCTGAGTGCGGAGCAAAAGCCCACGCCCTTGAAGTTAGAGCCACAACTGGTGGCCTGAAGCGAAGGAGATACGAATGTCAGACGTGCGCGTTTCGATTTACGACAGTGGGGACACCGCAGGACCTGCGGCTGGACATGCACAACAACCCGCACCGCCACGAGCAAACGATACGCAAGTCGCGGGCAACCACTACAAGCAGTTCCAAATCGAACCCTGGGACGCCATCGTTGACTGGGGTCTTGGCTACTTGGACGGCAACGCCGTCAAGTACCTATCTCGATGGCGACACAAGAATGGAATAGAAGATCTGAAGAAGGCGCGGCATTACATCGACAAATTACTAGAAACTGAAATGGAGAAACACAATGGAACCGACCCTGAGTCAACTGCAAACCGCATGGCATGAGACGATAGACCGCAAGGGCGGGCACTGCCTCGTGTGTGCACGGTGGGGCAAGACCTACAAGCATGCCGTGACCCGCGCCCGAGTGCGGGCCCTGCTCTGGCTGTGCCAGACGCCGCTCGACAACGGATGGATCGACGTGCCAAACACGGCGCCCCGGTGGTTGGTGCGCACCAACTCCATGTCCACGCTGAAGTTCTGGGGGCTGATCGAGCGCAATGCACCCGTCAAGGGCAGCAAGTCCAAGCACTCGGGACTGTGGCGTCCCACGCAACTGGGGCGCGACTTCGCACTGGGCCATGCGGCGATTCCCAAGGAAGTGTTTACGTACAACGACCGCTTGCGCGGCGTCAGTTCCGCACAGGTCAGGGTGATGGACTGCTTCGACAGCGTGTTCGATTACCAAGAAACCATGAACAGCATGTTCAAGCCATGACCAAACGTGCCAAGCCCCAGGACCCGCCCCCGCAAGGGGTGCGGCTCAAGCCTACTGATCCATACCCGACGTGGCCGTTCACGATCGTCAACCCGGCAGATCTGGAGCGATGGTGTAAGCGCAACGTCAAGCAGATCAAGGAAACTGCACAGCAGTACGAGGAAGCCCCGTGGTAGCAACGCCAGAGTCCAAGGTCAAGAAGAAGGTGCACGCCATGCTCAAAGAGCGCGGTGCGTACGCAGTCAACTACATCGGTGGGGCGTATGCCAACAACGGCACGCCTGACATTCTGGTTTGCTACTGCGGCAGGTTCATCGGCATCGAGTGCAAGGCCGGGCGGGGCAAGCCCACGGCGCTACAGATCAAACACCTGCGCGACATCGACGATGCCGGGGGCGTGGCCCTCGTCATCAACGAGAAGAACATTGAGTACCTAACGGAGTGCCTTGATGTCATCCAAGAAAACCGTTCCCCCACATCCAATTACCACCTTTTTGCTTCGCCACTTGAAGGAACCGACGAATGAAGAACTGCAAATCACGCAGAAGCGATTCCGACAACGCGACCAATACGAACGAACTGGCCGTGACCGATACCGTCGGCGCGCGCAGGGACTGACTGATGAAACTAATAACGATTGACTTTGAGACTTTCTACGACCGCGAATACTCGCTGTCCAAGATGACCACGGAGGAATACATCCGGCACCCCGAGTTCGAGGTGATCGGTGTGGGTATCAAGCACGACAACGAACCGACGGTGTGGGTGGACCAACCCGAGGTGGAGGCCACGCTCAAGGCGATCGACTGGAGCAACGCCATGGTGCTTGCACAGAACACTATGTTCGACGGCGCCATCCTGAACTGGAAGTACGGAGTCAACCCGAAGGCGTGGGCTGACACCCTGGGCATGTCACGCGCCCTGTTCCCGCATGAGAAGTCTCACGGTCTGGCCGCACAGGCTGAGCGCGAAGCCATCGGTGCCAAGGGCGACGAGGTGGTGCATGCCATGGGCATGCGGCGCAAGGACTTCTCCGCATACGCGATCGCCGGGTACGCCGCCTACTGCCGCAACGACGTAGACCTCACGCACAAACTCTTCCACATCTACCTCAAGCGTGGGTTCCCGACGCGCGAACTCAAACTGATCGACCTGACCCTGCGCATGTTCATCGAGCCCGTGTTGGAGTTGGACCGCGATCTGCTTATCACACATTTGCAAGAAGTCAAGGACCGCAAAGCCAACCTTTTGGCAACCTTGCGCGACAAGATGATCGAAGAGGGCAACGCCGACTTCGTGCAGACCATCTTCACCGAAGGCACCGAGGGGCTGAAGAAACTCCTGATGTCCAACGACAAGTTCGCCGCCGCGCTTGAGTTGTTGGGCGTGATCCCGCCGCTGAAGGTAAGCCCGACCACGGGCCGCACGACCTACGCTTTTGCCAAGACTGACCCGGGCATGATCGCCCTGCAAGATCACCCGAACGAGCAGGTGCAGGCCCTGGTGGCCGCCCGCCTGGGCAACAAGACTACGCTCGAAGAGACCCGCACGGAGCGGTTCATCGACATGTCGTTCCGGGGCAAGTTCCCGGTGCCTCTGCGCTACTACGGGGCGCACTCGGGCCGGTGGTCGGGCCAGGACAAGATCAACCTCCAGAACCTGCCATCACGCGGAGAGAACGCAGGCAAGATAAAGCGCGCCATCCAGGCGCCGCCCGGACACGTCATCATCGACGCGGACTCCTCACAGATCGAGGCGCGGACCCTGGCGTGGTTGGCCGGACAGGAAGATCTGGTGAAGGCGTTTGAGACAGGGCAGGACGTGTACTGCCTTATGGCATCTGCCATCTACGGCAGAACCATCACCAAGGCTGACAAAACAGAGCGGCAGGTCGGCAAAGTCGTGATCCTGGGGTGCGGCTACGGGGTCGGGCACGTCAAACTGCGGGCCTTCCTGAAACTACAGGCAAAAGTGGATGTAACCGAGTCCGAGGCCAAGCGCATCATCGACACCTACCGCAGCCTGTACTACCGGATCCCGGAACTGTGGCAGAAGGCGCAACTGGCGCTGTCCTATCTTCAGAGTGAGCAGGAGTACGAGATCGACGTGCAGGGCCTGTGCCGCACGGCGCGCATCCCCAAGGGGCTCAGCGGCTCCGAGTGGGGAATTACCCTGCCGTCCGGGCTGTGGATCCAGTATCCCGGCCTGACCACGGTTTTCGGGGACGGCAAACCCCAGACGGTCTACGTGTCCCGGGGCATCGCCACCAAGGTTTATGGCGGGCTCGTTGTGGAGAACTTCACCCAGGCTATCGCCCGGTGCGTGGTCGGGGAGCAGATGCTGCGCATCGCCAAGCGTTACAAGGCAGTCTTGACGGTTCACGATGCCGTGGCCTGTATCGCGCCCGTGGAGGAGAAGGCCGAGGCTCAGCGGTACGTCGAGGAGTGCATGTCCTGGCGCCCGGACTGGGCCCAGACGCTGCCCCTGGCATGCGAGTCTGGGGTGGGGACGACCTATGGCGACTGCTGATCTAACCCTTAGACGGCGGGGCTTCCTTGCCCTGCCACTGATTGCTACACTGGGGCTTCAAATAACTCCAGTTCACGCGCGTCGTATGGCTCATTCCTACTCGTCAGTCAAGGACTTCGAAGGCTGCCCCAAGCGGTACCACGCAGTCCGTATCGCCAAGCGTTTCAAGAACCAAGACACCGAGGCCACGCTGTACGGCACGGCGGTGCACAAGGCGTTCGAGGAATACGTACGGGACAAAACGCCCCTGCCTGAGCAGTTCGGCCAGTTCCAACCGTTCGTTGAGCCCCTTGCCACCCTGGCCGGAGACATCCGGTGCGAAGAAAAATTGGGGGTCCGACGCGACTTTAGCCCCTGCACCTTCTTCGATCCAGATGTTTGGATCCGGGGCATCCCAGACTATCTGGCTGTCAACCGGGCCAAAGGCGTGGCCCGTGTGGCTGATTACAAAACAGGAAAGAGCAGCAGGTACGCCGACATGGCGCAGTTGGAGTTGATGGCGGCCATGGTCATGGCGCATCATTCCGAGGTGCAAACAGTCAAGGCCGCACTGTTGTTCGTTGTTGCCAAAGATGTCATCAAGGCCGAGTTCACCCGAGCCCAGTTGCCGGAGATCTGGTCCAAGTGGGCCGGACGCATCGGGGCAGTTGAGAAGGCCGTCGAAGTGAACGTGTGGAATCCGCGCCCCAGTGCGCTGTGCAAGTTCTGCCCGGTCAAGGATTGTGCAAACCATCCGGGCTAAGGAGATAGCCATGGCTACCAAGCCACGCAACTACAAACGCGAGTACGAGACGTACCAGGGCACGCCGGAGCAGATCGCCGCGCGGTCTAACCGCAACAAGGCTAGGCGGGCGTACGAAAAGAAGAACGGCGACCTGCCATCCACCACGGACGTGGCGCACAAGAGGGCCTTGTCCAAGGGCGGTGCGCCGGTCAATATCAGTAATCTAAAGGCAGAAGGGCGAAGCGGCAATCGCAGTTTTGCTAGGACTTCTACCAATAAACTGAAGTCAGAAATTTCCAAGCGCGAGCGATCGCGCTGAGGTAGTATTTATCCGCCCCGTGAGGGCATGGGGCGGTTTCTCCTTGGTCGTAAGACCTTTGGCCCGGTAGTTCGCTACCGGGCCTCTTTGTCACCTCTAGTCATCAGAAAATCATGGAAATCGTGCAAGACCGCGCGTTACTCTTCCGCACTCGCGCAGCGGATCAGATCACCGCGCTCATACCCAAGAGCAAGGTGCTAGACGACAGCGACGAGCCGCAGATACTCGTCAACTGGGGGTTCGAGGAGGTGCAACTCCTGCGCAACCTGGGCGTCAAGAACGTGCCCAGTCCCATCGTGGGGCGCTACAAATGGCCGGGCATCTTTGCCCCGTTCGTTCACCAGAAAACAACTGCTGAGTTCCTGACCCTTCACCCCCGGTGCTTCGTGTTCAACGAGGCAGGCACGGGTAAGACGAGCGCCGCAGCGTGGGCTGCCGACTACCTGATGCAACAGGGTCGTGTGACTCGCGTGCTCGTGGTGTGCCCGGTGTCCATCATGGAGACTGCGTGGCGATCGGATCTGTTCAAGACCGTGATGCACCGCACGGTGGCTATCGCCATGGGTTCAAAGGAACAACGACGCAAGGTGATCGCAGGCAACTTCGAGTTCGTCATCATCAACTTCGATGGCGTGAAGGTGGTGGCAGACGAGTTGCGCAACGGCGGGTTCGACCTCATCATCGTGGACGAAGCCAATGCCATCAAGTCAGTAACCACGGAGCGTTGGAAGGCCATCGCATCCTTGGTCAAGGCCAACACCCGGCTGTGGCTCATGACGGGCACGCCCGCATCGCAGTCGCCGCTCGATGCCTACGGGCTTGCCAAGTTGGTCAACCCCGACGGGGTGCCGCGCTTCTTCGGCGCGTTCCGCGACAAGGTGATGATCAAGGTCACGCAGTACAAGTGGATGCCGCGCCCTGCCGCACGAGACATCGTACATGCCGCCCTGCAACCGGCCATCCGGTTCACCAAGGACGAATGCTTGGATCTGCCGGACATGCTCTACACCACGCGCGACGTGCCGCTGACGACGCAACAGCAGAAGTACTACGACGCAATCCGCAAGGAGATGATTACGGT